TATTCTAACGTAGAGGTATATGGTCCAGGCAAACAAGTAAGATATTTAGCTAATAAAAAGTGGAAGACCACAACTGTTGATGTTCCAGATGCCGAACCAATGTCGAGCAAGTGGCTAGTAGGAAAAGATTTTGCCATGACTAATGCAGCAACAAAAGGATTAGCTATAATTTTAGACGAAGGTGCCACGGCAACTAGAAATAATGTCCAACGTCTTATTGACCAGAATAAAAGTGTAGATGTCTATATGCTTTCACAAGATAGACGAGATAGGTGGGTGTAGTATGAAAGATTTATATTTAGCCCACCATGGCGTCAAAGGTATGAAATGGGGCGTTCGACGTTATCAGAATAAAGATGGGTCATTAACCGATCTTGGTAAAAGCAGGAGTCGCGCGATTAAAACTGCAAAAACTAAAAAAGATGTAGATGATATAGTTTCTACTTTCAGCAAAAAAGAAAGAGATCTATTTGGTTTACACGGAAATGACGAAGAATATTTAACGTTAGACCAAGGAGAGTACGTTGTAAAAAGGATACTTTTAAAAGATAAAAATATTCCTATAGCATTTTTCGATATTCTAGATGACGGAAACAGTATGAATATAGCAATCGGAACACGATCCGGAGATTCATATAGAGGAAAAGGATACGCAACCAGAGTAGCAAAAGCCGGTATTAATTGGTATGATAAAAACGCAAGTAAATTTGGTAATAAACCTCTAGTTTGGGCTCCGCAATTGGAAAATACGGTGTCTCGAAGAATTGCTGAGAATTTAGGTTTTGAATTAGATCCATCAAGTATATCTAAAGATGGAAAATGGATTAATTACGTAAAACGTTATAACTAGGAGGACACATGAACGACAGTATCTTAAATGACATCAAGAAACTTCTCGGTCTTGATGCAGAATACAATGCATTTGACCAAGATATTATTATTCACATTAATTCTGTATTCATGGTCCTCAATCAGTTAGGTGTTGGACCAGATTCCGGATATAAAATCACAGGAGCAGACAACGTTTGGTCTGAATTCACAAATGATGACTTAATCTTTGAATCTGTGAAGAGTTATATTTATTTGAAAGTCCGTATGATGTTTGATCCGCCTCAGAATTCGTCGCTAATGCAAGCAATGCAACAACAGATAAGCGAATTCGAGTGGCGATTAAATGTTTCTGCGGAGAATAACGGATAAAAAGGAGGAGCAGGATGGGCAAGAAAAGTGAAAAACCTAGGCCGCTTCCTGCGTTAGATCCAGAGTCTAGAGAGAACCAGCTAATCTCTCTAGCAGTAAATTTAGCAGAAGAAAAGTTAAGGGACGGCACGGCTAGTAATCAACTAATCGTGCATTACCTTAAGCTTGGATCAACAAAGGAGCGGTTAGAAAAAGAAAAGTTGGAGCAGGAAAACGAGTTGTTACGAGCCAAAACAGAAGCACTCGAGTCTGCTAAGAGGAGCGAAGAATTGTACGCCGAGGCAATAAAAGCGATTACAAGATATTCGGGACATTACGAGGATGAAGAAGATGAATAATTATTTAGCTCATTATGGGGTTAAAGGAATGAAATGGAGAAAACGAAAGTATAGACCCGAGGATTCCAAACCCAATCAAACAAATTTAAGAGATTACAAACAAACGCCAGAAATGGTAAATGCTGATAATCAAATGCGAGGACAACTTTCAAAAACAAATGATGTACGAAATGTAAAAAATACTCCTGAGTATCAAGAAGCCAATTCCCAAATAAGAGATCACATATCAAATGGTAATATGTTTATTTCTAGATATAAGAAAACGAAAGTAAAAGATATTATATGAAATCATATTCTGAACTCATACAGCTTCCAACTTGGCAAGAACGATTAGATTACCTATATTTAGGAGACAACAAGATTGGCGATGCAACATTTGGTGGCCATAGATGGCTTAACCAAAGATTCTATTTGTCAGCCGAATGGAAGCAAATTAGAAGAGATGTCATAATTAGAGATAATGGTTGTGATATGGGCGTAGAAGATTACCCAATAGCAAACCGATCAAAAATTATAATACATCACATAAACCCAATAACAATAGATGATTTATTAGGAGATTCGCCAAAAGCATTAGATCCTAATAATCTAATCTGTGTATCATTCAATACACATCAAATGATACATTATGGCACGACCCAGACAAGAGATATTTTACGCTTGGATGGAGATCGATCGCCTAATGATACAAAATTATGGTAAGTTAATAGGCATTAATGCTTTGTTAGGATGCGATCGGTAGCTCCTTATGACCGCCGAGATATTTTTGGCTCCTTTCATCTTGTAAAAAGTCCTAACAAAGTATTAATGCTTATTAACGAGAAAGAGGTTATTATGTTATATGATGAATATGTGGCGCGCGGAAACTATTTAGCCCACCATGGTGTTAAGGGTCAGAAGTGGGGCGTTAGAAAAGAGCAGTATAAAAGCGACATCAGATCAAGAATAAAGAGTAGTAGAAATGCAAAATCTACATTAAGAAGCGAAGCAAAAAGAGTAGGCGAAGATTTTAAAAGAAAACAATATAAAAATGTTGGAATACAGCTCGGGATTGGCACTGCTTTAGGTATTGGGGCGATAGCGGCCACGTCATTATTGGCCGGACCCGCCGCGGCAATAACAGTTGCATCGCTTAAAGGTGTCGGAACCGCTGCTGGTTTAGTTGCAACAGGCTATGGCATCGCAAATAGTATAGATATGCATAGAAGATACTCGACCATTAACGAACTCGCAAGAGAAAATAATCTAACGCAAAGAGAGATATATAGAAGTCGTGAGGAATAAATCACGACATTACAAAATATTAATTTATTAATCGGAAAGAGGTTATTATGTTATATAATGATTTAGTTCCTTATGAAGGTCAATGGCTTTGCCACCATGGTATTAAAGGCATGCGATGGGGTGTTAGACGTTATCAGAATAAAGACGGGTCACTCACAGAAGAAGGAAAACAGAAATATTTAAAACAAATACAGAAATTAGATGCAGATAAAACCCCTAAGAATACTAAACAAAATAGAATAAAAAAAGCCGAAATGATAGGCCAGATGATCGGCTCAAAAAAAATGCAAGATTGTAAAAATGCGTATCTTGCTTACCATAGAGGTATTGCAAATTATTGGAATGATGTCGATTCCGCAGTCCCAAGAGCTTTGAAAAATGATACTGATATTTTAAGGTATATGAAAAAAGCAGGATGGCCCGAGATAAACAATGTTAATGACATATCACAATATTTGGGGAATGGCACGCATGAATCTAGGATATCTTTTATTTTAGAAAGTATGTCGGAATCAGGAGATGACGGAGTATTCGATTTAAAAGCGATGGGGGCCTTCGATAAGAATATGCAAGAATCATATAATCGTATGGACCGGGCAAGTAATAATTATCGATCTATTTGTGATAATATAGCTCGTGAAGTTTATGGTTCAAACTCTGGAAGAAGAGAAGCGAATGATGTCTGGTTAGATATGGGCACATATTTTACTAATGAATTAAGAAATAGATAGGAAAAATAATAAGGAGTAATCATGTCACTATCAAATACAGCGACTCCTATATATTACGGAAAATTCAGAGATGCTGTATTACGAGGGGAAATACCAGTATGTAAAGAAATAGAAATGCAGATGAATAGGATTGACGATATTATCGCTGATCCTAGATATTTCTATGACGATGAAGCTATTAAAGGTTTCGTCGATTTTTGCGAAAACGAACTCACATTAACTGATGGATCTGATCTTAAATTGTTGGATACATTCAAGTTATGGGCTGAAGATTTATTGAGTTGGTTTTATTTTGTTGAAAGAAAAGTACCAGATCCAAATACTGGCGGATACAAGATAAAATACTTAAAAAAGCGGTTAGTTGTTAAACAATATTTGATAGTAGCAAGAGGCGCTGCAAAATCTATGTATGTTTCTTGCTTGCAATCATATTTTCTAACCGTTGATAGTAGTACAACTCAGCAGATTACAACAGCACCAACAATGAAGCAGGCAGAAGAAGTCCTATCTCCTATAAAGACCGCTATAGCTAGGGCAAGAGGTCCTTGGTTTAAATTCTTAACCGAAGGGTCACTTCAAAATACTACCGGATCAAAAGCTAACCGACAGAAATTAGCGTCAACCAAAAAGGGAATTGAGAATTTTATTACGAATTCTACTCTTGAAATTCGACCAATGGAGATCGATAAACTTAACGGTCTTAGGTCAAAAGTTAATAGTGTTGACGAATGGCTTTCCGGTGATATTCGTGAAGATGTAGTAGGAGCAATAGAGCAAGGCGCTTCAAAAATGGAGGATTATATTATAGTTGCTGTTAGTTCAGAGGGTACAGTAAGAAATGGACCTGGTGATACTATAAAGATGGAATTAATGTCCATGCTTAAAGGCGATTATTATAATCCAAGAACATCAATTTGGTGGTATAAACTAGACGATGTTCAAGAAGTATCAGATCCTGCTATGTGGATTAAAGCACAGCCAAATATAGGTCAGACTGTTTCGTATGAAACGTATCAGCTTGATGTTGAACGAATGGAAGCAGCGCCTGCTAATAGAAATGATATTTTAGCAAAGCGTTTCGGTATTCCTATGGAGGGTTATACATATTTCTTTACTTATGAAGAAACAATACCTCATCCTAAACGGAATTACTGGCAAATGACTTGTTCGGTTGGAGCCGACCTTTCGCAAGGAGATGACTTTTGCGCATTTACATTTTTATTTCCTCTCGAGGATGATTCTTTTGGTGTTAAAACCAGAAGTTATATTACAACCTTAACATTCTCTAAATTACCAATGGCCACACGCAGTAAATACGAGGAATTTATTAAAGAAGGAACTTTAGTAATCCTCGATGGAACGGTTCTCGACATGATGGAAGTATACGACGATCTCGATCATCATATTCAAGAAAATGAGTATGATGTAAGATCATTCGGGTACGATCCATATAATGCTAGAGAATTCGTAGAAAGATGGACTGCTGAAAACGGGCCATTTGGTATTGAAAAGGTAATACAAGGAGCCAAAACAGAATCGTTACCATTAGGAGAATTAAAGATATTATCTGAAGAAGGAATGTTGCGTTTCGATGAAAAACTTATGAGTTTTGCTATGGGGAATGCGATTACTTTGGAAGATACTAATGGTAATAGGAAGTTATGGAAAAAACGTTACGATGCAAAAATTGATAACGTAGCCGCCATGATGGACGCATATATTGCATATAAACACAACAGGGAGGCCTTTGAATAATGGATAACAATTATTTATCTCATGAGGGTGTTAAAGGCATGAGATGGGGCGAAAGACGTTATCAGTATAAAGATGGCTCATTAACTCCTGAAGGCCGAAGACATTATGGTTATGGAGAAGAGCGAAATAAATTAAGATCTGAAATCAAAATAGTCAGAGAAAAAGCAAGAGCTGAACGAAAAATGGCCGCGGTTAAAGCTAGAGAAGATAGAAAGATGGCTAAAGTTCAGAATGCTGAACGAATTAAATACGAGAAACAACGCCAGAAACTAGAAGCTAAAATCCAGAAAACCAAAAACGCTGATAAGTTAAAAGCTGAAAAGTCAAAAGAAAAGCAGGCAGCTCGAGATGCTAGAGATCAGAAAAGACAGATTGCCGAGTTTAAGAGAAAGCACCCACTACAGTATCGAAAGATTAAACCTTATTTAACAAAAAATGGAACCCTTAATGATGAGGGGCAGACTATATTTTTTGGTAATGGGCAAAAGAAGACATTATCAAAAATGTCAAATGAGGATATTAGAAATGCTACTTATAGAATGACTCTTAAGAATAAGTATAATGAACAAGTAGCAAATTATAATGCTCACGACCCCGCCGTTCAAAGAAAAGCAACAGCTAAAGCAGTCATTGGCGCTGGAGTTATTAGCTTTGTTGCTAGCTTTGGGCTACAATCAGTTGCTGATTTAGTCAGTGGTGGAACGAATGAAGTTAAGGCGAATCTTAGAGATAATGGTAAGAAAGCTGCTATGGCGGCTATAGGTGCGATTGGTACAACGTTAACCGCCAAATTGCACTTATCAGGGGGCAAAGGAAAACGAGCATACAATGCTTTTTCTGATTTTAAAAAAAATAAAGATGATCAAAAAGATTCTAATAGATCTAATAAAGAATCAAATAAAAGATCTAAAAAATCAGATGCTACGTGGATAAATGAAACGGGGGAAAAAGCTGCAAAAAGAAGATTAAATAAAGATGCTGCAAAAGCCAGAGAAGAGCATGAATATATAAAATGGTCAAATGAGCGAACCAGAGTTGAAAATATGGTTAATAGAATAGCCAATACTAGGCGAGCTCAAAGCGTAGCCTCCAATTGGCAAACAACCTATCAATCTACTTATGACGCTGGTAGGGAAGCGGTTAGAAATTTAGGAATAAATTTAAATAATCCAATAAATAGCATCTATACCCCTAATATAGAAATTCCCGAAGAATTAAGGAGATGACGTATGAATTTTGTAGATAGACTTGCACATGCGTGGAATGCTTTCCAAAATAAAGATCCTACGCCATTATCCTATACTCAGCCTGGTTTCTATACTAGACCCGATAGGCATAGATTGTTGCCAGGCGTAGACAATACCATTATATCTTCTATTTATACAAGAATTGCAATTGATGTATCTGCTATAGATATCGAACATGTGCGAGTAGATGAAAATGAAAATTTTGTAGAAAAGATCGATGGTTCCTCATTGAATTATATATTTTCAACAGAAGCAAACATAGATCAGACATCTAGAGAATTTGTCCGAGACATTGTCATGTCTATGTTTGATGAAGGTTGCGTAGCATTAGTACCAACGGATACTAACACAGTACCTAAGACTCCTGGATCTTTCGAGATAAATTCTATCAGAACCGGAAAGATTACGGAGTGGTATCCTAAAGCTGTAAAAGTTGAAGTGTATAATGAAAAGACTGGCGAAAAAGAAGAAGTAACGATGCTCAAAGAAACGGTCGGTATCATAGAGAATCCGTTATATTCTGTAATGAATGAACGAAATTCAACATTGCAGCGATTGATTCGAAAGTTGTCGTTACTCGATCAGGTAGATGAACAAGCCAGTTCAGGTAAATTAGACCTCATTATTCAGTTACCTTATGTCATAAAATCTGAAGCCAGAAAGAAACAAGCAGAACAGAGAAGGTCAGAGATCGAAGAGCAGTTAACAAATAGTAAATATGGAATAGCATATACAGATGGAACAGAAAAGATCGTCCAGCTTGGTCATCCCATAGAAAACAATTTGTTACAGCAAATCGAATATTTGACAAAGGTTCTTTACAGTCAGCTTGGTTTGACGGAAGCAGTATTTAACGGTACGGCAGATGATAAAGAGATGTTAAATTATTATAACCGGACTATAGAACCTATAATTTCGGCTATAACGGAAGAATGCCAAAGAAAATTCATAACCAAAACAGGAAGGACACAGAGGCAAAGAATTATGTTCTTTAGAGATCCTCTCAAGTTGGTTCCTATTACCGAATTGGCAGA